GGTCTCGTTTGAATTTATTCGCAACACGTTGTACGTAAGGTTCAACGTCCTTATCGTCCATATTTCCAACAAATACTTTAAATACTCTTCGTTCTGGTGCTCGTGACGTTCTGTAAATTAACATCGCGTCTTCCGCTAATACTAACTGTTTCCAAACACGACGTGCTTTCTCTAACATTGATGTACCATAAGGTAATTTTCTATCATCACCAAGTAGTCTAAAATGTGCCATTTCCCACGTATTAAACTCCATATCTTTGGTTTTCCAGACAAACCTTAACCCTTTACTGTTTACATCGGATGGGGTGGGGGAACTAACAACAGCGTTCATTGTTCTTACCGACATTCCTCTCTCTAATCGTTCAATCTCAATATTAGGTAGTTGTAAACAACCAGTAATCCCTTTTTCTTCGTCTAATTTTAGGTATACGAAATTATCGCCATACTTGCATGTGTTTCTAATCCACATTGGTAGATTGATATTAATGTCTAAAATGTTATTAAATAAATCGGCCAAAATTGATTTAATTCTTTTTGATTCAGAATATATCTGTAACACATAACCATCTTGATTTGGTGTTGTTGATTCTTCTGAATAAATGTCTAATGCTGTTGATATTTCCGGAGTAAATTCCATCGATTCGTAATCATAAAAAGCGGCAATTCTATTTGGTTCATAATATATCGCTTGGGCGTATAAGTTGTTTTCTATTTTTTGCCATTGATTACTTAAAAATAAACTTTGTTGATATTCTAATTTTTCTTTATCGTATTGTGCTTTATCTGTTGTTTTTAATAAAACATTTTTATCCAATGTCACTGACGCTTGATCCATACCCAAAAGAGAGTTTGGTCCAAATGTTTTGGACAATTTTTGCCATATCGTTAGATTTTGTTTTTCCATATTATAAGTTTAATAATAGTTTTTTATTAATAAATATTTGAAACATTGGAATAAATAAAAACCGAAGGATTATTCACATCTTTCGGTTTTTGTTGTTTTATAGTTAAATTTAATGTTTTATGGTTAAAATTATATACTAAATTTTCTTACTGCACGAACATAGAAGCCGGAGTTCTTAACGCCGATGCTGGTAACCCCAATGTCGAAGGTGAAGTACCACGCGCGGTTGCTGACGAGCTCCGTACTACTCCAATAAATATTAGTAGAAACTATAGTAGCACCAACAATAGGTCCTAAACTAGAATTACCAGACAAAGTTCTATTTACATTAAATCTATTTTGCCAAAGTAAACTTAATTCATCAATAGCTGGTAGATACCAGTCTGTTTGTCCACCATTACTACTTGCATCACACAAAAACGCAGCTCCTGTAGTAGCACCTGACTGTGTTATTATGGCAGTTGTATTAGAAGAGCCATCCCATGTAGTTCCAGCAGTTGACCCAATTACTACATTATCTATGTTTGACCAAACAGATGACGTTGATATATTAGTTATATCAACTACTAAATAATTTTCATTTGCACCATCTTTATATCTATGAAATATTACACCACCTTGTGATGCAACATATTGACCAATTTGATATGTAAACCCACCAGTTGTTCCAGTTACAACCTCACCACTTGAATCCAATCCCAAGTTAATAACTGGTGAACCTGAACCAATTGTATCCAAATTCAATGTACCCCCACTTATTGCGAAATCACCCTGGAATGTTCTTGTCCCACCAGTTGTTTCAGCAACGATTTCCTTTAATTCAATTTTATTTGTATCTAAATTTAATGTGATTGTTTGTTCATCAGTTTCAGCAAGTCCCGCAATTTCATTATTTAAATCTTCGGTTAATCCACTAACTTCAAAATTACTACCAGTATTATAATCAAAAATAATTGTTCCACCAGTAAAATATGTTCCACCAGTTACGTAAGTATCAGTAACACCAGAGTTAACATAATTTTTTATCTGGTCTATTGTTATTTTATTGGTGTCATCAGTACTAATATTAACAATCGGTAACACATCATTAGCGGTTATCGCACTAAATTGTATTTGTGTTAAATCGGTTATTCTTTTGTCCATTATTGTTAGTTTTATATATAAATAGTCTAATTAGTTTTTAAAGACAAAAAACTAAATTATCACCATTTTGTGTTATTAAATTTCCATATTGTTGTGTTACAAGGTTACAAGAAATTGTTGTCGTTGTTGTAGTTGTTGGCGATATTGTGGTTGTTGTTGTTGTTACAAATTCATTACCCTCAACAAAGAAATCTGTTTTAGATTGTTTTCTTAAATCAGGTGTGTATTTTATAACGGTAAAAATTGGTTGACCATCAACTATTAATCGTGAACCACCAATTGTTCTACCTGACTTTTTTCTTCTATTTAAACCCATACCTATAAATATTAACGTTTACCAAATAACCAACTATATTCAATATAATCATTTCTTGTTGGGTTATTATGTGTTCCACCAAACCTATCATTCATAACATTTGTATTTGGTATTGCAGGATCAAAGTGAATTTGTTTAGATATATTATTATTATCGGCAACAGTCCAAGACTCAATCATTATTTTTGTTTTTTCTGTTACTTTTTCTAGTTTTTGGAATGCGGATTCACCAACGTAAATTGCCATTGATATACCCATTATAAGGTCATCGTGTTGTCCTTTTTGATGATCTGGTCTACCATTCACATAGACAAACGTATTCATTTCATTGTATAGACGTACACTTTTTATTTTAAACTTATGTCTAACATATTCTTCAAACGCCGCAATAATTTGAACTCGTTTATTATTAAAATTAATACCAGGAATTTTATCAACACTAGTTTTATTGACAGCCCAAATATTCATTGAATCAACACCTTCAATATAAAACCCACTATAACCCAATTCTTGCATTTTCCTTACCGTAGTAATACCCATACCACCAGTAATATCTACAACACAAAACGCATTATATATTATTCCCCACTTATATGCGATTTCAGCTAAAGCGTCTGGGGGTATTTTTCCGACATATTCTAAAACTTGTTCTCGTTCATCAAAATCTACAATTTGAATAGATGAGAAATCCTCACTATCACCTCTACTAACGTCTACACCAATAATATACTTATGTCCTGGTACTGGATCTTTCCAAATCCATAAAGCATTACCCATTAATTTAGTTGGTGCGTCTTCAAGTGTGTTTGTTTTTATATAGTCCAATTGTTTTGAATCAAATACGTTATCACCGGATCCTAAAAACTCACAATTTAACTCTTGGTTAATTTTTCGTTTATCATATTTTAATTTTTTAACCATTTTTTCATACCAAGATGAACAAGGTTTGTAACCCTCTTTGAATAGTTCCTTAATCTTATCATAATCTCTATTGTACGGATTTAAATCTTCAAAAGATATATTCTTTGTTTGATCTCTTTCTTCTTTATTTAATAAAAAATCAACAAGATCGTCTGTTGGTACCAAATATAAATCTTTTGAGTATCTTGGATCTTTCCACCAAAACATCTCAGAGATTTTAAAATTATTCATCCCTTTTGTTGCTTGGTTATATATTTCATAATATATTGCATCATAACCATTTGGTGTTGATACAACAATAACCTTACCACCTGTTGATAAGGATGCCATACATGCTGCCCAGAAATCACCATCCGCCTCAATAAAGGCAGCCTCATCAAATACAAGTATTGTTGGTGTATAACCCCTTAACGCATCTCGTGATGTTGCAACGGCTTTAACCTCACAACCATTTGTTAGTTTATAGTGTCGTTGTGAATTCTTATCCGCGGAAAATCCAGTACCAACCCAATTCGGCCATTGATCAACAAAACCTCTAATTTTATTTGCCATCTCCATTGATGTATCAAGTTTGTTGGCGATAATTAGGATTTTTTCTGGACGTTCTTTTTTTGCGAAAACTAATCTTTTTGACATCCATGCTGCTGTCACAGTAGAAACTCCAGCCTGACGATATTTTAATGCAATATTTTCTTCGTAATTTTCATAATCATCTAGTAATGAAATTTGATCTGGAAATAGTTCTAATGGTACATATTTTGAAACGGTATTATCGTATGTTTGTAAATATGTCCTTAATGCGTATGGTGTATCTTTCATACACTTAACATACTCTAACATTAATTGTTCTTTTGTTAATCCCATAAAGATTTTTTATATAAATATCAAAACCCCCAGTTATTTTCATAAAAGGGGGTTTTTAACTATTTTTTAATAAACTATTATAGTCCTAGTTGTGATAAAATATCATCATCTTCGTCCTCTTCTTCGTTTTCGTCATCCTCTTCTAATTCTTTAACAATCTCATTAACCATTCTTTGTATTTTTTCTCTACCTGCTGGTTTTTCTTCTAATACTTCTCTGAACAATTCAAAAAAATCATCTGCCGGCATAGCACTAATTCGCATAAATAAGTAATGTTGAATGTATTTCATATCTTCCTCACTTAATATCTCTATTGGATATGATTTTTGTAACAATTCCCAAAATACTGGTCCTAATTTTAAATCCCACGCTTCTGCTGGTACCGTATCTTGTGACCCCATAATCAT